CAGACGCGAATTTCCAATGCTGACTAGTTATAGCAGCAAGAATTCCACCTTCTTCCAAGCGTTCATACATAAGTCTTACATGGTCAATATCCTGATTACCGCAAAATGGAGGATTAGCAATAATCTTAGTGTAATGCCCTACACTGTCTTTCGTAAAATCTTCATCAAGCAATATTACGTTATCAAGTGTATGAAGGAATTCCCTGTTTTCAGGCATCAATTCATAGCATTCAACTGTTACTGACGGGCACGACCGATGAATCGCTTTTACCAAAGCACCGCGTCCGGCACTTGGTTCAAGTACGGTATCTGTTTCATGAATTCCACCGGCAAGCATTACCAGCCAGTCTGCAATATCAGCAGGTGTTTCAAAAAACTGAAAATCTTTTTGCAAATCGCATTGCTTACCTTCTTTCAAGATGGAGAACACACGTTCCGGATTAAAAGGAAATGTGAATCCCTGTATCTTACCTCCCTGCCATGAGCCGCCAGCTTCTTCTATCCATTTTTTAGCTTCAGCATAGGATTTCTTATTGAATTGTACTTTCGGAAGTTTAAGAACACTATCCTCAAGAGTACAATGCTTCAGTATCTCTTCCACATTCCATTTCTTACCTTCATCAGCCTGGCTCTTCCTTTCATCAACCGGAGCGTCCGGCGCTAACAGTGAGGATATTTTCGTAATGATCATATTACTCGCATCCATGAAAGTATTAACACAGGAAAGCGCTTCCATAAGAAATTCAGTATCAACATATCCGGCAGCATCATAAACATCTATGCCTTCAGTCATATCCGACAATTCATTGAGCTGGGCTACACTACCATGTAACGCTTCTATTAAATTCTTTTTTCTGCTCTTCATAACTTTTCTGTAAATAAATTCTCGTTGTATCAATGCTTCCATGCCCCAGAATATCAGCCAGCTGAATGACATCCTTATTTTTCTTCAAAAACATCTTTGCAAAGAAGTGGCGGAAAGCATGAGGATGCATTTTCTTTAAATCGATCCCGCATTTTTTGCCCCATTCCTTTATCAATTGAGCTATCCCTCTTGTACTTATACGACCAAACCTACCAACTGCGATTATTCCTGTTCTAGGATTTTCTTTCAGATATTCTTTCACTTCTTTCTGCAAATTCTTACTAAAGAAGAAACGACGATATTTATTCCCTTTTCCCTTTAATGTTACTTCTCCAGCCAATATATCTTCCCATGTAAACTGAACAAATTCAGAAACTCTTGCACCAGTAGTACCTAATATCTTTATGAAAAAATATCTGTCTTTATTAGGACGTGAATATAAATAAGAAAGAAGTTTGTTATACTCCTCTTCAGTAGGAACATTGTCAGTATCAAGATTCTTATAATATTTAGGACGCTTTAAAACTATAGGAGTTTTTACAAACTTACCTAGCTTTTCCAAGGCGGTAATTCGTAAACGGATAGTTGAAGGTTTCCTACCTTCCTCTTCTAAAGTCTTAATGAAACGACGGCAGTTCTCCGTAGTTATCTCATTACAATATTCAAAAAAAATTTTCACCGAATCCGAATAGATACGTAATGTATGTGGAGAATAATCTTCCTCTTGAGTCAAATTGCTAATAAAGTCGTTTATTAGCTTCTTATTTTTATCCGAAATGGCACTCAATTTATCTAATGGTTTATCTACGACAACCTCTTTCCTTTTCCGGCTATAACCAATCCCTTTAAAGTTTAAGAAATCTCGAATAGCATCAGCCATCAAGGGTTCCTTTACTATTTTACAAGAATTGTTTTTTATATAACTCTTATAACCCGCTTTAGTAACATTTGGCGTATCTTCCAAAAAATCTTTAACATACTTAATGTATCTACCGATATAGTCATAACTTTTCCCTGTAGAACCATACAGGTAAGTCAAGTATTGATTAAACATCTGTTGTCTATCCTCATTCATATAAACTCTCCTTATATTGAATTTCTTTTTTACGATTATTACCGATATGTGAAGCAATAGCCATCATATAACTTACAGGACAGCACACTGCACATCTCTTATCTTTAATTGATATTAAACACTCTGATATGCTTAGTTCAACAATACGATCTGCCTTTCTATCTGATATATGTCTTTTTATCGAAATATATTTAGATAATAAATTCTTTTTAGATAATAAAAAATCTTCAACATCGGAAAAATTTCCATTTTCAAAAGCAGAAATAACCATTGAAGTAAACATCAAACTCTCTCTGTATCTCCTTAATAATTCTTCTTCTGATATTTTTTTATGACATTTCTTTTGTATTTCGGGCATATCCGTTAAAACAACGCCATCTTCCCCAATAGAAGTAAGAATACCATGTCCTTTTAAAATAAAAGGATCAATCCCCTTTTGAGCACAAAAAACCATTCTTTGAACTGTAGAAACAAATCGGGTTCCGTCATCAGAATAAAAGCTAAATACCTTTTTCCGGTTATATTTATCTAATTCAAATCCATCAAATACTTTTCCAGATAATTTCGACCTGGCAGATAAAGGAGATAAGCAAAATTCATATTTGCTAAAATTATCAAGTTGAATCCATTCTTTCATATTCATTCGTTAAAAGCCTCATGATGGGTGAACATCTATTTAATTGCCGGATTCCTACCGGCCCATCCGTTATTGGCTCGTTTTTTAATTGTTTTACGCAAATCCTTGATAATCATTCAAGAACTTGCAAGGTTTAATCAATTATCTAATTCTTCTATCGCTTTGAAAATTTCAAGAATCACCTGCGGAACTATGGCATTTCCATATCCTTTGACTGATTCCTGTCTCCATTTTTTGAAAGGAATGGTAAGGTTGTCCACATCAAAGGGAAGCCCATCATTTCCTCGACAAACAGGGGATTGAGTTGGGAATTTTTCCCAGTTTGAGCGGATATGTAATGATTCAGTTCGGATTTTCTGCTTGTACCGTCCTTTCTCTCCTTGCAGCATCCGTTGTGATGGGAACTCGCAGTAGGAGTAGGTAACAACCCCATCTTTGCTGCTAAAGCAATTGTTGGACGTTCCTTTGCATTGGGTGAGCGGCTCTTGTTTATTCTTCCCGTTCCGGCATCTATCGAGGTCGGAGTGGGGAGCATCATTCCTGTGAGCAACAAACCACACTCTGTCTCTTCTGTGGGGCGCTCCGACGGCACAAGCCGGAATAAGCAACGGTTGGACAGAATATCCTTCTCGTTCAAGGTCTTTACAGATGGTTTCGACGACATACTCTTGTCGTAACAATACTCTTTTTCGGTTATCTTCTCCGAAAAGAGCGGTTTGGCTTCCCATTTCAGTCTCCTCGCCGGGCTGAACCATTGTGAGGATTCCAGCAACGTTTTCACCAATAACCCAAGTGGGTCGGATTTCGCGTATTGCTCGTAACATTTCTGGCCAGAGGTAACGGTTATCATCCGCTCCCTTTCTCTGACCTGCAAGGGAGAAAGGCTGGCAAGGAAATCCGCCTGTGAGGACATCGATTCTTCCTTTCCATTGACTAAAGTCTGTCTTTGTAATATCTTCATAATGTTCTGAATCAGGAAACCAATATTTTAGTATCTCGTTGCAAAAAGAGTTTATCTCACAGTGAAAGGCATTTTTCCAGCCCATCCATGACGCTGCAACGCTAGGGGCATCAAAGCCGCTAAATAAAGAACCGTGAGTTTTATTCATATCATTCGTTGTTTAATTAATCATATCCATTAAGTAGTCTGATATTGCGTATACTACCAGATAAAATAAGATGTTAACTCCTAGGAGAAGGAGGATATTTAGGAGTATTCTCATTGTTTGATTACATTTTAGCAATATAAGGACTTCCAACACGGATAGAAGCTCTTTCAATAGCATCCTTATCTCCGCTTTCCACAAGTTTTTTTTCTTGTTCAAGGTATTCGACATAAGATATACTATTGTTATCACGTTCTTCAACTTCTTTTTGACGCTGTAAACGATATTGTTCACGTTCATGCCGATCAATTCCTTTTCTCCTTTCCGATATATATTCAAGCATAGCACTTGTTATCTTCATAGGATCAATGGCTCCATAAAACCTCCCATACTTACCAGATTTAAAACGAGCTATGAAAAAACATATTTCAGCAGCATTGATATAATAATACTCCGAAAGGAATATTGCAGCCAATTCCTCAAGTTGAGTCTTGGCTATCTTTGTAGATACCTCTGCAAAATCATTCAACGTTCCAAATTGAATTTTAAGCCACTCTAAAGGCGTTTCATCCCCATAAGTAGAAGCCAAAAGCCCCAAACTTGGTATTTCAAGATTTAAAGCTAAATCTGCGTGTGTAGCATTGCATCTGACAATTTTAAACTGCAAATCCGGGTTATAATCAAGAATGAATTGTGCCGGATCAGGGTATTTGTCCAATAATGCCCTCTGCTTCAAGCTCCTTTCTCTTTTTTGCGGCAGCTT